GGGCTGCATGACATGACACTGTTGTCGGTGGTGAAGGATGTCTGCGCGGCAGTCGGGGTTTTAATTCCGCAAAGCGTATTTTCCAACATTGCCGGCAACCGCACCATGCAGGAGATGCTGTCGCTCGCCGACGAGATGTCGCAGCGCATCGCCTACGATACGCGCGACTGGACGATGTTCAAGAAAGCCTTGCGATGCGTCGGTGGCAGTGGACTTGCGCTAGATCCGTCGGACCCTCTTACGGTCGGATGCAGTGTTTTCAATCTTCCGGCTAACTACAAGCGGATGCTGCTGACGTCGAACGTCTGGCGGTCTACCAATGCCGTGTCGCCGATGAAATTCGTGTCCGACGCCGACGAGTGGCTGCGACGGCGCGCGCAGCCTATCTACGACGCCTATGGCGAGTGGACGATTATCGGCGGGAACATTCTGTTCGCGCCGGCGCTGGCGACGGGCGTCACTGCCACGTTCAACTATCTCGACAAGAATTGCATCGACCTGCACAGCGGTGGCCGTGGCGATGCGTTCATGGACGATCTCGACGCGTTCGCGCTCGATGAACGCCTTTTGAAACTCGGGATGATCTGGCAATGGAAAGCCCAAAAAGGCTCCGCCTACGCCGAGGACATGGGCACTTACGGCGATGCGTTGACCTACGCCATGGGCCACGATCAGCCGGCGCCGATCATCCTGGGCAGCAGGCCGATGTCCGCCGCCGCTAACATCGCCTACCCGTGGCCGGTGCCAACATGAGCCAGCACCAGGCCTTACGCAGAACCGCCGTTCCGCAGCAGGTCGCGCAGCAACTGCAGACGATCACCATCCCCGCGCCGACCCGCGGCATCATTCAGAACGAAAATGAAGCCTACATGCAGCCAGGTGGCGCAGTCATTTGCGACAACTGGAAGCCGACCATGAAGGGTGTCTCCCTGCGTGGTGGCTGCACGATGTGGTGTCAGCTGCCGGAGACGACTTCGGTAATTTCCGCGTTCACGTTCGCCAGCGCCGGCAACCAGCGCATGTACGCTGGAAATATAAACAAGCTGTACGATGTCACGAACGTTCCGGCGGTTGCGGTCAAAACCGGGCAGACCTCCGGCAATTACGTCGCCAGCCAGATGGCGAACGCCAGCGGCGAGCATATGCTGGTCTGCAACGACGCCGGTGATTACGTGCTGCACTTCGATGGCACGACGTGGACGACGTTTGACGCCAGCCAGATCACCACCAATCCGATCGTGACGCCACCGCCGAGCTGCGCCACGGGACACAATCTCACCTACGTCTGCAAATACCGCGGGCGCTTTTTCTTTATCGAAGGCAACAGCATGAACGCGTGGTATCTGCCGCTAAACGCGTTCCAGGGCCAGCTCAATTTGATCCCGCTATCCGGCGCGACGACCAAAGGCGGCAAGCTGCTGTTCTGCGCGACATGGAGTATCGACGCCGGCGACGGCATTGACGACAAGCTGGTGTTCTGCACCGATCTCGGTGAGCTGCTGATCTTCACCGGCAGCGATCCGTCAGTCGCGACGAGTTGGCGCCAGGAGGGCCGCTACGAGATGTCGGCGCCGCTCGGCATGAACGCGCACATGGCGATCGGCGGCGATCTCCTGATCGCCACGGTCGACGGCATCATGCCGGTGTCAGGCGCCATCACCAAGGACCGTGCCGAGCTGGAGCTGGCTGCGATCACCCGCACCATCAAACCGATGTGGCGCGAGCAGGTCGACGCCAAGCGCCAGTACCCGTGGACGATGTTCAAATGGGACGAGTACGGTGGAATTTTTACGACGCTCCCTGGCGGCGCCGCCGACGCGCATATGTGCCTCGTCACCAATTCCGCCACCGGCGCGCACGCGCGCTTCACCGGCTGGGACGCCATGTGCTTCATGCGGCTGCACGGCAACGCCTTCTTCGGCACCCAGGCCGGCAAGATCATGCAAATGGACCGCACCGGGTACGACGACGGCGCGCCCTACGTCGCCACGCTGGTGGGCGGCTGGGAGATGTTTCAATCGCCGTCGCAGACCGTGACGTGGCGACAATCGCGCGCAAATTTCATAGCCAAGGCAGGCGAGCCGTTCCAGCCGCAGCTGTGGGCAACTACCGACTACGTCGTCGCGCTGCCACAGCCGCCGCTGGTCGGACCCGACCCCGGCATTATCGATTTATGGGATGAGGGGCTGTGGGACGCAGCCAAGTGGGACAAGGGCATTCCGCACCCGCCGGTCGTTCGCAACACCGGGTGGGTGTCGATCGGGCTGACCGGCTACAGCCACGCGCCGGTCGTGCAGGTATCGATCGGGCAGCAAGCCAAGCCGGTAGTGGATCTCATATCGATCGCCGCGACGTTTGAGCGCGACGGCGTCAACGTCTAGGAGAGCGGCATGGCCGATTTTGGCAGTATGAGCGCCAACGACATCAACGCCTCGATGGGGTTTGGTTACGGTGGCGTCGGCGACCAGTCGCAGGCGCTGTTCAACAATTTGTACGGGCCGCAAGGTTTCGGTAGTTCTACCTACGGCATGGTCGGCGGTTATCCTTCGTTTGGCGAACCGAGTGGACCGGGATCCGTACAGAGCCCCTCTTATGATTTCTGGTCGGGCAGTCGCGGTTCGCCAGCTTATGACTACACCAGCCTGTACCAGCAGCCGCAACAACCAGCCTACGACTACACCAGCCTGTACCAGCAGCCGCAGCAACCCGCCTACGACTACACCAGCCTGTACCAGCAGCCGCAGCCACAGTCCTGGGGCGATTGGTTTAGCCAATATCAAGTTCCTGCCGGACCCCAACCGGGCGAAGGCAGCATGTCACCTTGGGCAGATGCAGCTCTGCAGTATCTCACGCCAGCACCGGCGCCCGCTTACGACTACACCAGCCTGTACCAGCAACCGCAGCCACAGTCCTGGGGCGATTGGTTTAGCCAATATCAAGTTCCTGCCGGACCCCAACCGGGCGAAGGCAGCATGTCACCCTGGGCAGACGCGGTACGGAATTACTTGGCGCCTCAACAACAACAACAACCAGCTTATGACTACGGTTCGTTGTACGGGGGTGGCGCAAGCCAGTACACCAGCCAGCCGTGGTGGTCGACGTTTTCCGCCACTGTCGGGCCGCAGGCAGCCCAGGATTGGCTGAACAGCAACGGCGGCGGCGGACCAGGCACGCAAGCCCCTGCGCCAATGCCGGATCCTAATCGCCTGCTTGGATATGATCCCAACAATTCAGCGAACGCGGGTGGCTGGAGCAACGCGCCTGCCTATCAGCCGCCGCAACCGCAGGCATTCAACAGCTACGGCCAGCCCGGCGTCGGCGGTGGCGACTACAACCCTGCCATGAGCCAGCCGTGGTGGTCGACCTTCGTTGCCAATGTCGGGCAGCAGGGCGCCCAGCAGTGGCTCGACGCCAATGGCGGCGGCGCGATGAATGCCGGCGCTGTTCAAGCCGCTCCGCTCGGCGGCGGCGCGCAACAGCCGTTCAATTCCTACGACCAACCCGGAGTAGGCGGGGGCGGCTACACTCCCTCTGATCCGTTTTCCGGTATGGGGAGCCAGTATACCAGCCAGCCGTGGTGGTCGACGTTTGTCGCCAATGTCGGGCAACAAGGCGCGCAGGATTGGCTCACCGCTCAGGGCGGCGGGCAAGCACCACAGCCGCAGCCACAGCCGTCACAAGATCCCATGTACTGGAGCGGCAATTACTTTGGAGCCAACAACGGCGCCAACATAGGCCAGGGCGCCGGGATGGCCCCCGGCATGGGGGGCTTCGATAACTCGGCGGGTTTGTACGGTGTCCTGAGCCGCGTCGGCATGAGCATGTCGGATTGGGCGACTTTCACCAATACCGTAGGCCCGCAAGCGGCACAGCAATGGCTAACCAGCCAGGGCGGCGGTCAGCCGCCTATCATGGCTCAAGGCGGCGGCACTAGCACAGATCAGGGTGAACCAAACGCCTGGGAAGTCTCCCGCGCACCTTACGCGTCTCAACTCAGCAACGATCCTGCCAGATCGTACGACATGGCAGTGAGACTGTATCTGGAAGATCAGAATAACAGCGACACCCGCCAGGCCATTGCCGAGGCCATGTTTAACAGGAACGCCGCGCGCGGCCT